ACCCGTAGGGCCTTGAGGTCCCTCAGCTCCAGTATCCCCCTTGGGTCCTTTACTGAGGACGGATATAGAAGATGACGCAGGGGAGGTTACCGATACACTCGTAGACTCCGTAGTGAACGAAGCCTGAGTAGATCCAGAAACACTAACCGTTACAGAAGTGCCTGCCGTTGTGTTTACTGTTACAGACATTAAACGTCGAGGTTAGAGATGTCCTCGTTGACGATAAATCTTCCTTCAAGTATAGTTGTAGAGACATCACCAACTATCTGCTGGATGTCATACACATATCTCCCAGCCTCGATGCTAGACATGATAGAGCTGGATGCAGAGAAAGTGGCGTTTCCGCTGTCATCAATAGTGACGGTAAAGTTTGTAGACAAACCGTCCTTCTCGGCTGATTTGCCCTTGGCAGCCGTACCCATGACCAAAGGTCTCTGTCTTGTGGTGGGGTTCTTAGATCCACGCACCTGCATCAAGAACTCGTAGTTGCTGGTAGAGAGCGTGATGGCTGTGCCGCTGGAATCCTTCAAAAGGATACCCAAGCTAAACGTATCACCTCTTTTGCAGGTGATGTCCAGCTTCTCTGAAATATCAAGGTTTACCTTACTGGCCATTGTTAAATGATTTCATTTACGTCGATAGACGGAGTCTCAGCTGACTCCGAGAGCTCGCCCCTCTCACCTTTTCTTTGAGAAATCAACTTACTCTGTTCTGTAGATTGCTTCTTAACTCTTTCGTCTTTGCGATCCTCCTTGAGGACTTCGAGCTTCTCTTTGAACTCTTGATCCTCTGTTCTGAATCCAAGCGTTGCCTGAGCCTTGATCATTTCGATCTCCCTTCTAAACCCGTGCTTGACTTCTTCGAGCTGTGCTTCAAGCTGATTCTTGAGTTGCAACTCTTGAGCCTTGAGCTGAGCCTCCATCTGCATCTCTTGCTGCTTAGCCTGGCTTGCAGCCATAGCTGCCTGCTGAGCTTGTTGAGATTGCATCTGTGAGTTCTGCTGGGCCTGGGCTTGCATCTCTTTCATACGCTTCTTTCTGCGGACAACCAAGAGTCTCTCAGCTTGGTTGATGTCCTTCATGTCTCTGATGGCCATGGCATCCTCCAGGTCGATCTCTTTCTGAGATAGGGCCACTTGGATGTTCTGCTCCAGGAACTGCTTCTCTTCGTCCTCCATCTCTTTGTGAACCTGAACACCGAAGTTGTACATAGGCAAATCACCAAATGAAGAAAGGACTTCCATGTTGGTATCGCCGATGGCATTCTGATACACCTTCATCAATACAGACTCTGGTGGAATAATCTGAATGCACTTGACAATGTCCTCGCAAACCTTCTTGAACAGAACGAGCGAAGCATTGGTGATGTCGTAGATGGCATTGTTGCCCGCAGCAATAGCTTGCTGACGAACCCCAACCAGGGCATCGCCCTTAGGTGAGCTGGCATCCATAGCTTCGTTGATACCCGTGGTGTCTCTGATGAGCCGTAAGTAGTGGTTATATAGCCCAATCAGCTCATTGATGTTGCGGATGCTGTTTCCGATCTCACGAACTGGCGGGTTTTGGAATCCTCCCTCTGGGTTTTTACTTCTGTAGTAGAAGACGCCAGTCTGCTCGTAGATGTCGTGCAACTCCAGAGGTTGCAACTCACCACCCTTGCCCAGTTGGACATTTTCAAGCCCTTCGATGTCTATGATCAATCCGTCAGGCTTAGCCTTCGCGATAGCCTGCTGAAGCTTGAGATGAGTGATCTGCAGCATGTCAGCAAATCCGATGCAGCTATCAACCATGGACTTAGGCATGTTGTCCATCAAGTTTGTCGCAACGGGGGAGTAAGACAGACGACACTTAGATAAGTCGTGAACATTCTTAGGAACATTCGCTGACTTACCGTAATTCAACACGTAGTTCGTGCCCATGATATAGGTACCGCCATACAGAATCTCCATTTCCATCTTGTATGGAGTTCTTTCATACACAGAGCCTTGCCGCTCCTTGTAATTAAAGCCTTCGTAGTAAAAGCCCGTGTTCCCGTATCTGTTTTCTTTTTCCTCAAAGTACATGCAGTCCACAGAGATAAACTCAAAGTCCATCACTTGAACCATGTACTCGTTGTAGTTTTCCTTTTGATTGAAGTTTCTAAAATCTCTAGAAACTGAATACTGATCGCTCTTCTTAGAAGCCACTTTGAGTATCTTCTTCAAGTCCTGATCAGTAAGCTCATCGCCAGCAAGCCTCTTGAGCTCACTTACAGTCATCTCTTTTATGTGGCCAGCATAAACGATATCTTCGAAAAACGGATCTTCAGTATATGCGTGGATAAACATAGAGGGATCTACGTACTCAGTCTTGATGCCGTAGTTAGGATCATTGCTTCTTTTCACAACAGCCATACCTAACGCAGCGAGGTCATTAACGCATCGCCTATAGGTGCCGTCGTTAAAATTGTTCCACGACAAAGTCATGTTAGTCGCAACCTGAGCCGCGATCTCTGCGTCCGTCTTGATGTTGGTTTCCAAGAAGATATCAGCCTCCTCCAAAGAGTCTGGCAACTGATCTGGATCCACATCCAAAACCAAGCCTCCAGTCTGTTCCTTCAGGTCCTTGAGATCATCCTTGATAGCCACTTGAGTTCGGAGCCTCTGCTTTTCTTTGTTCTTCTCTGAAGAGGACAATGGATCAACCGCCTCCAAGTTTGGGTAGGGGTTGCGAGACAGGATCTTGTTGACAACAATCCTTACAAACTTAGGAAGGATTGGAACTGGCGTATAATCAATATTCAACAAACTACCTTCACCATCGTTTGGATTCAACGAAGTGAGAAGCTTTTTGTAGATGGTTGTGTCCTGAGTACCGTTAGCGTACTGCCTGTTCCTGTTGAAGACCTCGTTTCTGCTACCGTGCAGAGAGCTCTTATCCGTCATCTTACCCCACTGGGCTTCGATAGCCTTAGCGTATCTCAGACCATATTCCTTGCTTTGCTTTTTTAAAGGGTCAGCAAGCGGATCGGGGAATCCAGACTTCGGATTGTCTTTATTATACATTTACAGCTGATTTACTGCAAATATAGCAAATCATCCGCGTACCTTATATCGACGAAAAAACCGCTTCTCATCGAAGCTAGATTGCTTCTTTTTTGTTTTTAATTTTTGGGCAGCAAGTAAGCAAAGACCCGAACTAATTGTAAGGTCAAACTTAGTACGATCGTTGATCTTGAAGCCAATCCAATCTTCAAGAGTACTGTTGAAATACATTTTCCCATACTCCCCTGTCTCTCGGCTGATGCCAACGTGGTCATGTATGTACGCTTCAATGGCATGTGCATGAGCTTGGATTACATCTTGTGAGTTAGAAGGTATCCCTTTGGTCTTGACATTGACTTTTGAGTTCGCAGTCATAGTATGACGAGGCCTTTCCATCAAGTAACCATCATAACCTCTTGATTCAAAGTACCTTGCAATACCGTACTTGTTGTTCTCAATCAAGATAGGATATCCGTAGAATACAGCAGCCATGAGAACATCTTCGTAGAAGATCTTAGCTAAAGGCGGACGGGACGCATACTCAACAACAAACATGTTAGCAGGGTGCTGCATGTGAAATTTGTTATACAAGTGTAGCGCTCCTTTCGACCCCCGTCCATCGACGGTGGCGTCAAGGTCGTAGGAGTCAACCCCGCCTACCCCCAGCTCTGCATTAGGTGCAATGCGTTTGTTCCTGTCAAACTTCTTCAGGTTCCTAAGTTCTGGCGGCGGCATCCATGCGATCTTGAATCTGCCCTGGCCGTCAGGCTTGAAGACGACCTCCGTGTCCTGCTCCCCATTCTTCCATACGAAGTTGCCTCGGACAATAGGGTTTGGATATAGGTCGTCATTATACTGTATCTGCTCATATATCTTACCCACGTTAAACAAGCTCCCGTCGATGCTGTCGCGAAAGGCTTCGTCTGTAGTAAACGGGAACTGCCTGGTTATCTCATTGAGCTCCGAAGGATCATTCTTGAGACTTTCTCTTTCATTCTTAAGAAAGGTCTTCGCTCCAATAACAATAGAGTCACCGTCAAGCCCATCCACAGGCTCAGCAGGGTCATCAACAATGGGTCTACCGTGAACATCGAAAAAGCCTTCTAATGATTGGTGCGAAGGTATAAACAATCTGTACAGACCAGATCTAGTCCTCCCGTTGGCGTTACGATCGTCTGGATCAGAGTCAGCCCACAAATCCTTGTATTCTTTGCCTCCTTTGTCCATGGGGTTCACAGTAGAACCCACCATAGCCTTTCCCACAATCTTACGACCCACAATAAGACACGTGCGCTGAATCCTCCAAGCGTCACGAATATCCGTAGGCTTCTCCCACTTCCCCGCCTCATCGAGGTACAGCAAGTGTAGCTTCTCGCCGTCGTATGCGTTGTTCGTGGTGTTTTTCCAGTTTACGACCGTATTAAGAGCCTCGCCCGTCTGCGAAGTCTTATTGTTCTTCGTGATTCTCTTACTCGGCTCGCGAAAAGCCAGCTCCATGCGTGGGTTCGTGGTACCATCCTGAATGGGTTTAAAGAAGAAGGGGTAGTGCCGAAACATCTGCACGACCTTCTTCATGAATATATTTTCTTGCGCGTCCTTACCAGTCTTTGACTGGATGCCAAGGAGTTTATCCTTGACCTGGGTCGCTTCATCTAGAAGTACAGACGAGCAGATATTAGTATACCCGCTACGCCTGCACTTAGTGTAGAGCTGCCCGATACATCGGGAGTCCGCCTCACACGCTGCTAAATGTACGAAAATATTTTTTTGGAACTCTAGATAGCTCGGATACCCGATATCTATCTTGGTCCACTGGAGCATCATGTAGTGCCTACCCGTAATATATGTAGGCTCACCGTCATTAAAAAACCAAAAGCCCTCACGCCGACGGCGAAACTCCTCTTCGATATACGGAGAAAACTTCTGTCGAAACTCCCTTGGCATCTCTGCCCACTCATCCATAGACTTAATCCGAGACAACTCCTTTGGCATAGGAATCCTCTCCCACAACTGCAAGTTGTTTGGGCGCCCATATCCTGCAATCTCCTTCTTGGGAGGCTGAGCGGGAAGTGCAATGAGTAGCCCACCGATCGAAACAGTTTCACCTTTCGTACCGTTGGGACAAATTGCGATAATGTCCTCAGCATCAGTAGACACGACCGTGACTGTCTCGCTTAAAGGAAGGGACTCCAGTCTTCGGGTTCTTTATCTCCATGTACTTACCGCATGGACACTTGATGTCGTGGTATGCACCGTCGTCGCCAAACTTAATACTGACGCCGCTCTTAGATTCTTCGTGCTTCTTGTCGCACTTGCAGATGTAATCAGCCATGATTTTAATTTAATTGTACGCCCGACAGGATTCGAACCTGTGACCGTCTGCTTAGAAGGCAGATGCTCTATCCAGCTGAGCTACGAGCGCGTGTGGATTATCTACTTCTACGGACCCTAGGTCTATTGTTGGCTCTGTTCTTGGACTGAGGTTGTAGCTTTGTTTTGTCAGACGACCCGACATGGGCCTCGTCGAGACCATCACCGTTACCGTAGTTTCCTTTGCGGCGGTTGATGCGATTAAGAAGGGCTCTGTACCTCTTGGCTTTTCCACCCTTACCGTACTTCTTGTACTCCTTCTTATAGTCTCTCTTTTTGACCTTCATAGTACAAATATAATAAATTGTTGGGGCGGCGGGACTTGAACCCGCGACTTCCTGTGTATAAGACAGACGCTCTAACCAACTGAACTACGCCCCAGTTGATAGACCCATATTGCGTAGAGGGCCGCCTGACGAAAACCAACAACTCAGTCTTCACATTCGTCGTTCCAGGATTCGTCCCAGAACATGAAATCAGGTTTGTTACGTTCGAACACTATATCCTTCCAATCACTTTGAGAACTTTTCGGCAAAGCCTCCTGTGTAGTCTTTTGCTTCTTCGATTCCTCCATTGTTTTGTAGGTCTTTGATCATTTGCTC